CCCGAAGCACGGAATATCACCGTATCACCCCTGAGGTAAACAGGTAGGGGGTCAGACGTGGGATTTATATCAATTAGAGTGATCTAGTTAACGCTTACAAAGACGTTGTGAAACGGTATACGTAAGTAGGAAATTTTCTCCCATAGTTTCAAAAGGATCAGCTATAAGCGTTGATTGGGGTAGAATGCACATAGGTAGGTGCGGTGAATTAACATCGATCTTACTATCCCTGGGTAGCTCGAAAGAGTAGCACTGTCAACTGCTAAATGCTGATTCGTAATTATCCTCTAAGGGAGAAATTATGTTTAATCGGTAAAATAATGTATACAAAAGAACAAATTAAAGTTGCTGTAGAGTCTAAAGGACACAAGTTTTTTGAGACGGGTGACTGGAACGTTAATATAGTTGGTGTCAGGAATTCGGAGACGGCAAACAAGGTTACTAATAGATTTGATGATCTAATAACCGTGTCATATAAGACAGATGGTGTGTGGCAGTACCACGAGTTTTCTTGCACCACGGATCCGGGCACTCATTGGGTAGAGAACGTGATGAATAAAAAAGGTGTGGCAATATTAAAGCCAGATCAGTACAAAAGCTCTCATAAAATTAGAAAGCATCGAGGTCAGTATGACGCTTTGGGCCAGCAGAATCCAATGACGGTATATAGGGATAATAATCAGGATGGTAACTATGACCTTGTAAAAACCGATACAGGTTTGTTTGGTATTAATATACATAGAGCTTCTAAGTATGCAGGTAAGACATCTACTAGGATAAATAAGTGGTCCGCAGGTTGTCAGGTGATAGCATCTAACGATGACTGGGTTACGTTTATGAAGCTCATGAGACAAGCAAAGAAATACTGGAGCAACAGCTTTACGTATACGTTGATAGAATCTAAGGATATAAAATAAGATGCACAGGCTTACTAGGGAGGTAGAGTATTTAACTAGGACTATTAAAAGCCTAGAGAAGGAAAACGCAGAGTTACAAGAGCAGTTAAGTGCGGCACAGTATGCTGTACAGGATATAGTCTCTCATGTTGAGGGCAAAGAAGAAGACTAATACTATGCAGATAAAAAAGAAAATAAAAAAGAAGATTAATATTAATGGGGTCAAGTATAAGGTAGACCATGGAGTATTTCTTCTTATTGAGCAGCTAGAGAGCCGAGTAGCCAACCACACTCTTGCTCTGTATAATTACATAGAGATCTTCCATGAGACTCAGGATGTCAAAACGGATAAGGAGACTATTTTGCATAAATACTGTATGCAGCTCCCTCATGCGGAGGCAGTTGAACAGGAGATTAAAAATCCGCAGGAAGTGGGTGCTTCGCAGGAGGATGCTCCAGTAGATGTATAATTAGTTTACACTTACTGCTCAAGTATTTGCATATATAAGGAATTAGTTTATATATTTGTGCAAATTCAATATATAGATGAGCAAGAAAATAAAGTTTACCCCGCAAGGACAATGGATATTATTACCAGATCCTTCATCTAAGACACGAGAGTCAGGCATCATTCTAGATGCGAGCACTGCCAAGAAACTTAGTACTAACGTATTAGAAGTCCTTAAAGCTGGAGAGCACTGTCATTTTTGTACAGTAGGAGACACTGTTATGGTAGATCCTACTACAGAAGCCAGACGTATAACTCTGGAAGAGGTAACATATCTCCTTGTAGGAGAGCACCAAATCCTTGGGAAGGTGTGAAAAAGGTATCTGGAACAGTAACTATTTCTTTGGATGACTATCAGAATCTGGTAGCTGCGGAAGAAAAGGCGGACGAATACAGCAGCAAAACAAAACATGCTGCAAAAGAATTGTCTGTATTCCTTACGTTCCTAGCTACTCGTTCAGATGTAGAACCATATATCATAGAATTTAATCGTCAATCGGTCTCATCTAGAATCATTCTAAATGAAGGGAGAGCCACTATAGATTTTTTAAATGGTGACAGCTAAGTTTAATACAACGGATATAGATTCATTTGTTTATAGCATTCAGGACTTTGAAACTAAACTTATGATCTGGTCAACACTTAATGAATATGCAGCATGGGAAATAAATACATATATAGGAGAATACAATTTTTTAATCGAAGTAATAGTAGACGATGGATCAGAACTTGACTATTAAAGTAAATAGCACATATAAATACCTTCAGATTTGGAATGGTATATTTAGTCTCACAGATAAAGAATTAAAAATTTTATCTCTGTTTGTAGACATAAATAATGAAAAGAATCTTGTAAACATTTGTGACCCAGAGATTAAGAAGTTAGTAGCAAAGGAATTAGGGTTTACTGACCATAATACTTTAAACAACTATGTAAAAAAGTTTAAAGATAAAGGTGTACTTTTAAAGTCAGGTAGTAACTATAGGCTTAATAAACTATTAAATACAAATACTAAAAGTGTTCGAATCAATTTACGGTGGCAAGATGGACGATAAAAACAATTTAATATTCACACATTATGTTGTAGATGATTTGTGGGCTATAATTGTTGTGCAAGATAAATGCGGGAAAGTAGTAAAATTACTTACCGAGCCTTTATTTGAAGAGGAGATAGAGTTTGAAGTAGATTTTGAATTAGATATTATACCTAATGAGTAAAGATAAAATGCCCAGTACGTGGAGTATGGTAAAAGGTTTTACTAAAGAACTCTCTAGATATATTAAAGAGGGAGCTCCTAATGTGTCTCTTGAAGACTATAAACAAAGAGTAAGTGCGTGCGAAGCATGTGAGCACTTTAAAAAAGACAGTGCTAGATGTGGACTATGTGGGTGTAAGATTGAGCATAAAGCTCAGTGGAAAACGAGTAATTGCCCAGACAAGCCACCGAGATGGAAACCTCAAGTTATAAACTATGGCAAAGACGAAAAAGGAGATAATACAGATCCTAGCGACTAAGTACAATATTCCTTTAGCTCAAGTAGAGTCAGCAGTAAACTATCAATTTACCTATGTGGCTAAAACTATGAAGGAAGGAAACTTTGAATCTGTTAGACTGCCTAAATTTGGAAAGTTTTCAGCTAAACCAGGCAGGATAAAATATATACAAGAAAAAGCAGATGGATCTATTAACAATAAGTGATAAAAAGGTTATACCTAGTGCGTACACACTGACTATAAAAGAGTTTAAATCTTTGACGCTAAGTGAACTTGCTACTATATACTATTTTACAGATCACAGATCCCCCTACGCAGTATACCCCATAGGCGAGCGGAAAGATAAATTAATACATGATTTAGGAGTTAAATGGTCCTCTAAACTTAGAGCGGGAATAGAAAAATATAAGGAACTTACTGAAACATCTGCTGTGAAACTTCTTAAGTCTGCAAGATCATCAATAGGAAAATTAGAAAGATATTTTGAAGACATTGATTTAACATTAATGGATGATAATGGAAAACCTATATATGCAGCTAAAGATCTTGTGGCTAACCTAACAAAGATGGGGGATGTAGTTGATGGCCTAACTAAGCTTGAAGAAGTAGTTAGAAAAGACCAACAAACTGCAGCTGTAAATAGAGGAGGGGTAGTAGTTAATAAATATAGTCAGTAATACAACATGTTTAAGGACACAGACAGGCTTAGGCCCTCCGCATTATATTTTCTAGAGCATGGGTTTTATACTAATGCTGTAAAAGAAACAAAAGACTACTTTGACTATTGGGACTCAGAGAGAGAGAGATGTTTATACGGGTATGAGATAGGAGATTTAAAGATTACTGGTTTCCACTATTTCTACCTTAACTATTGCCCTATTGATAGGTCTGTAGATGAGACATTGCCAGATGGGACAGTTATAGCTAGAAGAGAGAGGACATTCCCTGCGTTTTACGATGGGGATTGGAAATACTTTAATGCAATCGATACGTGCAGAAAGACTAATAAGCATATGACTGTGCTAAAGGCAAGGCGTAAAGGATACTCATATAAGGCATCTGCTATGTTAGCACGGAACTATTTTCATATAAGAAACAGTAAGAATTACGTGTTTGCTGGGCAAAAAGAATTTATTATTGGAGATGGTCTATTATCTAAGGCGTGGGAGATTCTTTCTTTCGTAGATGATAATACAGCTTGGACTCAACCTAGACTTAAGGACAGGGAGATGAATAAGATGTCTGGATATAAGAAGAATGTAAACGGAGCAGACGTAGAGCTTGGGATGAAGTCTATGATAATGGGCGTTTCCCTTAAAGATGCTCCAGATAAGGTACGTGGTAAAGCGGGAGAGCTTATATTCTTTGAGGAAGCGGGTGCATTTCCAGGACTATTGAAAGCTTGGGAAGTTGCTATGCCTACTATGCGTCAGGGAGCAAATACTCTTGGAACTATGATAGCATTTGGTACTGGCGGTACAGAGGGTGCAGATTTTGAGGGGATGGAGGAATTATTTTATAATCCTGAGTCATATGATTGTTTAGCATTTGAAAATATATGGGATGATGGTGCACTTGGAACTAAGTGCGGGCACTTTGTGCCTATCTATGAAAATCTTGAAGGATTTATTGATAGTGCAGGTAACTCATTGAGAGATGCATCTGTAGAATTTGAAGATAAAAATAGAAACAAAAAGAAAGGTACAAATGACCCTAAAGCTTACGATCAGTATATAGCTGAGCACCCAATGAACCCTAGGGAAGCAACATTACAGGTATCATCTAATCTGTTTGATATTTCATCTTTGCAAGAGCATTATAACAAGGTAAAAGTTGGAGGACTACACAGTATAGGAACAAACGGGCAACTTTTTTATGGCAAAGGAAATAAAATAGAATTTAAAGTAGACGGAGACGCTAAACCTATTTTACGGTACCCGCACAGAAAAGAAGATGCTCTAATTGGGTGTATTACTGTGTATGAAGGGCCATATAAGAATGTAGAGAATCAAGTTCCACATAATTTGTATATAGTATGTCATGACCCTTATGGTCAGAATAAATCAGCAGACTCTTCATCTCTTGGGGCTGCGTATGTAATTAAAAGAGTTAATAATATCAGTCGCCCAGATGATTTAATTGTAGCTAGCTATGTTGGAAGACCGCACTCCCAAGACGAATATAATCGTAATCTTTTTATGCTTGCTGATTATTACAATGCTAAAATTGGTTTTGAGAACGATCGTGGAGCTGTAATACACTACGCTAAACAGCATAGGAAGTTACATAAATTGCAGGAAGAGTTTGAGATGTTAGATAAGAAGGATCTTCGCTCTAAAAAAGTGAAACGCCAATATGGAATGCATACTACTGAGGCAAGAAAGCGTCAAGGAGAGTTGTATATTAGGGACTGGCTAAATACTGTTAGATCTACAAAAGAAGACGGAACTACAGTATTAAATATGCATAAAATTTATGACCCTGCGTTACTTCAAGAGTTAATTAAATTTAATCACAGGGGCAACTTTGACCGTGTCATGGCGTTTATGGTTGGTATGTACCACACTCGAGAATTATATAATGCGGAGGTAAAAGAGATTTTAGAAGATAGATCCACAGATGATTGGTTTGACAACGTATATCACTAATGGTATATTACTAAAAGGATAACTAAAATCATACTATGAGGTAAGATTAAAAATAATTCATTAACTTTGTAAAATATGCACTTAGGGGGAGATAAGATACCGCAGCAAAAGCTGCCCGCGTCCAAAAAGACAAAAAAATGGCGGGAGTCATGTGTAGAAGCCTACATACACCTGTCTGATAATGGAGTTACAGAGCGAAAAGATTACTTACGATCGTTGTATGATTTTTATAACGGTGTAATTGATGAGATAGATTATAAATATGTGTTAAAGCCGTATGGCAAGACACGTAATAATTTTCCCTCCGCACTGCGTAACTACCCTATCATTAAGCCTGTTATTGATTTATTGTTGGGGGAGAAGTCTAAACGACCTCTTAATTATACAGTTAGTGTACTAAATCATGACGTAGTTTCTCAAAAAGAAGAAGCTAAACATGCAATGATAGCTCAAAATTTACAAGCACAGTTTGTAAATAAAATGACGCAGATGGGCATGGATACTGAAGTAGAGGAGCAGGAAGTCCAATTACCAGAATCTTTAACGGAGATGTTTGAAAGAGATTATGTAGATAATAGAGCTATCTTAGGACAGCATGCTATGACATATATCTTACAATCACAAGAAGTTTCTGATAAAATTCAAAAAGCTTGGTTTCATTACATAGTTTCTGGGGAAGTATATACACACAGAGGTGTACGTAACGGAGAGCCTTATTACGAAGTTTTAAATCCGGTCGATATTGATTATGATATGGACCCAGATTTAGATTATGTAGAGGATGGAGACTGGGCAGTTATACGTAAGTATGTACATGCTTCGACAGTAATTGATCATTATCACGAATCTTTAACAGATAAACAAGTAGAAGAGTTAGAGGAACCTAGACATATGGATGTAGATTCTTTCTTACTTACTCGTAATACTACTAATGGTGATCCAAATGTGCATAGAAGTAGGTTACTAGAAGTAGCAACTGTTTATTGGAAAAGTAGAAAAAGGGTAGGATTCTTAACGTATTTAGATCCTACGACGGGGGATATAGAAGAGCAAGAGGTACAAGAAGGATTTAAAATTTCTCCGGAAATGAAAGCGGAGGGGGCAGAATTGCAGTGGATGTGGGTAAATGAGGTGTGGGAAGGTACTAGAATTGATGGTAGATTCTACATTGATATGGGACCAGTCACAAATCAAAGAAATTCTATTAGCAATCCATCTGTATGTAAACTTCCTATTAATGGAAGACGCTATTCAAATGTTAACTCTAAAAATATCTCTCTAGTTAGTTTAGGAATTCCGTACCAAGTAAATTATAATATTTATAAGTACCGTTTAGAATTAGCTATTGCACGCAGTAAAGATATTATTGCTCAATTTGATATTAACATGATCCCAAAGAAATGGGACATGGATAAGTTTATGTACTTTGTAGAAGGTACAGGAATTGCTTGGGTAGATTATAATAAGGAGGGAATACAACTATCACCTCAGCACCAGTCTGTACTTGATATGTCTATTAAGACTATTGAACAGTATATAATGCTCTTAAATTCTATTTTAGAGGAGTGGGAGAAATTATCAGGAGTTAACCGCCAACGTCAGGGACAGGTAAGTCAGTACGAAGGTAAAGGTGCTAGTCAACAAGCTATTGTACAGTCTTCTCATATTACTGAAGATTTATTCCGTAAGTTCGAGTCTTTTGAACAAAGAGATATGCAAGCATTGTTAGATTATTCTAAAGAAGCTTGGTCAACAGGAAAGCAAGGTATGTATGTTATGCCTGATGGAACAGTAGAGTACCTAAGTGTAGATCCACTTTCACATATGGAATCTAACTACGGAATTTTTGTAACTAACTCAGGTAAAGAGCAAGAGAAGATTCAGAATCTTAAACAGCTATCACAATCATTTGCACAGAACGGTTTACCCGCGTCTGCTATTGCAGAGATGTTTGATGCGGAAAGTTTCCCTCAATTAAAAGATAAGTTAGAGAAAGCTGAGAAGTATACTCAAGAACTACAACAAGCTCAAGCACAGGCAGAGCAAGAAGCAGCTCAACAGGCGCAGCAAATGCAAGCTCAGATGGAGCAGGCGAAGTTAGAAAATGAGAATACTAACAAAGAGCTAGACCGCAAGAATAGTATTGAAATTGCAATGATTCAAAAGGCTGGTACTGAAGACGCTCAGACAACTGGTCGTATGAAGTTAGAGTCAGATAAAGTTAATAAGCAATTAGATGCTAACATGAAAGAGATGGACATCAATGAAAAAATTCGTTCTAATAAAGCTGATGAACAGATTGAAAAATCTAAACTTCGTCAAGATAATATGAATACAAAGATTGATTTACAGATTAAAGCTAAGCAAGCTAACAAACCAAATAAGGGAAATTCATAATTTATGTGTAAACCTTGTAAAGCAGCGCTAAAAAAGTATAGTAGCGGAGGTTTTGCTGATAGCACTTTTATTAACAACAGACCTACTGTAAAATATCAGGACCGTGGTCTTACTGACACTAAATCTGATCAATTAACTTGGGCAGATAGCGGCGGTTTAAGTACTGCAGATCTATTAAAGTATTTTGAAACAAATACAAGTGGTGGTCTCGAAGGAGTTCAAGCTACACAAACTTCATTCGATACTGCTAATTCAAATTTAACTTCTGAG